GCCCCGCAAGTGCGGGGCTCAGAGCTTAACCAGCTTCCAATCACGGACCCAACATGGGAGTAGTGAAGTTCCATGGCTAGGCATGCCAGGCACCGAGAGCGTTCAAGAACCATGAGTGGCTCTTTTACGCAATCGATGGATGGCGTCACAATGGATCCTGGCGGATCGGCATCCTACACGGATGTTTCGGTCTGCGATGATTACATTGGACGTCCAGTCGTTGACAGCGGCTTCAATTCAACACAATACGAGAGATCGTTAATGTTGGACGGAAAAGCTGTCGGTAAGCCCTGGGCAGGCAATAAGCCTTGGATACAGTTCCAGCGGTATCCTGTTTTACCTTCTACTGGCGGAGTATCTACCGTCGGTATGGGTATGCCGTCTGGGTGGGAGTTAACAGCAACCGCAAGGACGAATCCTTCGCGGCCAGAGTTAACACCACTCACATTGCTGCAGGATCTGAAGGAACTCCCGCGTATGCTCCGAGACATACCTCCTCTAATCAACAAACCCAAGAAGCTTTTGTCAGCGAAGGAGCTGGCAAATAAGCATCTTGCGGTTCAGTTTGGTTGGATTCCGTTTGTCAAGGACATGCTCCAGTTACTGGATCTACAGGCTGCAGTGAACAAGCGTTCACATGAGCTAAGTAGGCTGTACTCTGGTGCGGGATCACGTAAGCGCGTGAGTTTCGGCGAAGTGAATAGAAACGGCACTGTAACGCGGACCAATTCCATTGGATTTGGTTCCTCGTTCAAATATACTCAAGACGTTAAGTTCTCGAGTAAATGCTGGGCCACCGTAAGGTGGAAGCCAGTGAACAGACCGTTCTTTTCTCCTACGACTAGTGCGTTGAACAGTCAAGCACGTCGTCTCGTCCTTGGGCTAACCCCTGAAGGGTTAGCCAAAGGAGCTTGGGATGTAATCCCTTGGACATGGCTGCTTGGCTGGTTCACGAACGTTGGTGACTATGCTTTAGCCACCTCCAATAGTGTGCCGGCTACACGAACATCAACTTGTTTGATGATCGAAAACCAGCTCACCATTAGCGCAGGGTCGATTGTACCTACCGGAGCTGATAGCTTCGAGATAGTACACTCAGGCGTTTACAAAGAAACCACCAAAGCAAGATACGTTGGTGGTCTTCTTACTCCCGGCTTCAACATCCCGTTTATCGGGTTGTCTAAGCTGTCAGTCCTCAATTCGTTGGCTATCCAGCGGTTTAAAGGCTGAATAGCTTTCGTTTCGAGGAAAGGTCAACTCTAATGCTAGGTACGACGCTAACCATTACGCTTGACGGGGCGGGCGGAACTGCTAAGGTCCTCCCACTCGTCAATCAGGATGGGTATTCATCCGAGTACTACTTGGATGACACCACTGTAACTTATCGTGCCAAAGTAAGGCACAGTAAGGATACAGTCAAAGCCGGCTCTCAGGCCTTTGATCGTCACACCGTGACTTTCACAAGGACTCTGAAACCTGTCGGCTCTGCGCCTGGTTCCCAATCCGAGGTCACGTTCACGATCAGGAATGATCCGAACGGGATCGCCAGTGACATCATTGATGTCTCCGAGGCCATGAGCTTTTACATGGTCAAGGCTGGTGGTATTGGGGCTAAGCTGCTGGGATGGGAGAGTTAACCCCATCCCCATGGCGCGTCCTTCGTAGCCGTGGAGTATTAGCAAAGGATAAAGACCGATGCCAATACGGAACAGCCACGAAGAGTTTGTCCTAGGTGTGTACCGCGCTCAGTTTGACGACTGTGCGCGTCAGTACCCAGTACTAGCCAAAGAGTTCGACCGTGACTATAAGCGGTTGAGCTCAGCTATCGAGAGCCATGGTATCCGATTCGCATTGGATATCATGCCTCAGTTCAGGAAACACTTTGATAAGTGTCTTTCCGAACGGCGCCTAGTTCCTTCTCACCTCCTCCACTTTGGAGTAGGCTTGAAGGGAGGGGCAATCCCACGTCTGTTACGGGGTTTAACCCTACGCGTTTTCGATAGTTCAGGCTTGCTTAAAGATCAGCCTGATATAGATGCTATCCGTTGGATTCGACAACTCCTTGGAGTTGTTCGAAAACTCGAGATGGTATCTAGTGTCAAGGATCGCGGTAACGCGATCCTAGACTTTTATCATGCTGATGGTGAGGTAGAGATTGGGGATCTCCCATGGGAGAACCCTGAGGCTTTTGCCATGGAGGTGGAACAAAATGCAACATCCTTTACTGGCATGTTACATAATGGCCCGGTCCATGGTACTGATCTTGGAAAAGATCAGGTCTCACCCTCCACCGGTGATTTATTTGGGCTACTTCGCGATGTTCAGCGTGTTGCTGACATTGTTAGCAGTAGTCTTGGGGTATTTACCCCGCACCGTTGGAAGTTTAAGCATGGACCCGGCGCTGTTGCAGACAAAGTTCCAAGATCGAGTACTTCCAAGTACTCCTTCCGGAACTGGTCTGACAGGCTCGAGTCCTTCTTCCCGTACGCGGACTTCGCAGTAGCGAATTACGCGTGCGTTGAGGAGGAGTCGGTAGAGGAGC